TTACCTTCTTCATAAGTAATAATTAATTTATCTGCGCCAGATTTATTTTTGCTCAATTTAATAACCTGCTCTAGGTCACCAGATTCATTCTCCATGTAACCAGTAAATTTTGATCCTGTCATAACTACAAATCTATGTCTGCCAAGTTGTTCGTATAAGGCTAACATTATTTCTTTTATTTGTTCTTCTGAATGTTTCATTACTCTTATTTTACTTGTTAATCAGGATAATAAGATTCAAATTGTTTAGTAAGTAAAGCGAATTGCATACCCTCTGAATAATCTTTAAGATCATTAAAATCATCTTTATTATAGGCTCTTGGCTCCATATCGAAAGATATGTTATCATAGAGCTTACCATTCTTTACGGTGTAAATACACCAGCTTTGAAGCTCCATATTATCATCTACTAAAATGTAATCGCCATTTACCGTAAGCATTTTTTCGATGTCAGAGAAAAATGCTTTAATTTTTGATTTGTCTACAGTACTCATTGCTCTTTGTCTTTTAATTGTTAGTAATGTTGTTTGTTTTAGTACTGTAAAGATACTCATTATCAGTGAGTTAACCAAATATTTACAGCCTTATTTTGCTCATAATCAGGAGTTTAACTTTTAGTAACTTGGATATTGTAATATCAAAAACGCCGACTTTCACAAGCCGGCGTACATAAGAGCAATGAAAACTGCAATTATTAATAAATAATAAGACAGTCTTCGATGCAAAGATAGAGGTTTATAGCGATCATAAAAAGTCTTTTAGTAATTCTTCGTCACTAATAAAATCATAGTCAAATGGATAAAATGTATTAGCAAGTGCATCCATATAGTCTGGCGAACGTTTGATACGTTTCTTGATTTCTTCTTTCGGTTCAATTATAATCCGTCCATCGCTTTGGAACTTCCAGTGTGTTTCGGTTGCTTCCTCCATGAGTTTGTCACAAGGGGGAATAGCCGCCCCAAAACCGTTCTTAGGGTTAAGCCAATCACGTAAAGACCAATAGCAGTAAGCTCGCATATTGGCAAATTCATATTGTCCGGTAAGGTCATGCAAGCCTTTTGCACTCTCGGAATACTTGCAAGAATAAACATTCCTATATCCGAGTTCTTCCAGTCGAGAATATACTCCAGCTCCTTCTCCTATTGTATCGATGTACGCTTTGGATTTTTTGTCAGAAAGATATATGATGTGCATTCCTGCGACATGCATGTGATCCGCTTTTCCAGCAGATTGGTGAACTTCAAATTTAGGGACATAGTTTCCGTATCGAGGGCAAAGTACACTTTCATCTCGACCCATACCAGCAACATCAGAACCAATCTTACATGATTTAGACGGTGTAAAACCTTCTTCTTGTAAACGATTCCAATTATCATTTGCAAGCTCTATCCATTCATACGGAATAAGTACATCTTCGGAGACTTTTGGAAACATACCAAGTACCTTGACACGAAAAAGGTCATTAGGTCGGTATAGACCACCTTCCCACTTAAAATCACCTTCTCCTTCATTAAAATCTGCCTTCTGAATGGGAGAACACCAATTTATCACTTTATCTTTTACCCATTCATAATCTACTTGACCGGGAATGACTAATTTCCTTTTGACTACATTCTCTGCATTGAGTGAGTTTAACCGGAATTTCGCAAATCGATTGGATTTCATGGCTCGTGCGGCATAACCCGTAGTTATGTTAGGATTAAACACGATGAGGAAACGGGAATTTCCCTGTAAGTTACCTTCAATAGCATTATATGTTGCTTCTGAAATACCCGATGCTTCAGTAACGACGAACATTGTATTCACAGCGTGGAACCCAGACCATGCTTCAGTATTGTCATCACCAGCCTTAAACCCCGTCAGGAACCATTCTTCATAATTAGTCCTTATTCCGGCAGATAGAAGTCGACCGGGTAAAAATTCTGCATTTCTAAATAGTCGTGAGATTTCAGGCATCATGATGTTATATACCTGCCTTGCTGTTGGTGCAGTCATGGCAATTTTTGTATTCTTGGATAATTTGCCATCTTTCCAACGTGGAGTGAGGTACATAAAACACATAGCAGCACATGCTGCAACGAAGTCCTTACCACGAGCTGTACCTGATGCAACAGCTGTCATAGGATTGTGCTGGACAGAGGATATGATAGATTGCTGCTCGCTGTCTAAACGAACCTTCAAAACATCACGGCAAAACCTATTCCAGTCTTCTATCCATGACTTTAAGTAGCGTATGTCCTTGCGTACATGGCTCATTCCTCATCATCAGGCAATTCTTGCATCAGTTTCTCAAATGGATTGACATTCACGTTTTGCTCAACGCTTTCCACATAGCCACGTTTTTTGCCTTTTGTCTTGAGATGGAATATGATGGCCGTAAGGTTGCCTGCGTTAATCTGTTCAAGTAATTTGCTTTCAGAAAAATCGATTAAACTCTCATCAACATCTGACAGTAGTTGATTCAATTTAGGGTACTTTTTACGCCATGCGGTAAATGTGTTTCGGTCTATGCCGAGAGAAGTACACGTAGATGATATATTACCAGCTTTCTTAGTATAAACCTCAGCGACCTTTTCATACGGGATTTTCTTGTATCGTGCCATATCACAGTTTTTAAATGTTGAATTTGCTTATTTCTATTTGTTTTTAATTATCAGTTAGAACGCACTGTTTACGACCATTCGTATAAAATCATTGTACTCTATGCCATGCTCTTTCATGCACTTAGCCATATATCCATTGGGAGAAAGTCCGGGAATCATATTAATATCTATCACATATGGTACTTGGTTGGACATTCTGAAATCTATCCTAAGGTAATGTTTAGCACCTACCGCTTCAAACACTTTCTTCGCAATTCTGTCAAGTAATTCATCTTTGCAGGCAGATGCACTGAAGCTGTAATTTCGCTTTGTTTCATCCGTTTGTATGCCATCCGTGTTATTGGCATTCGTAAAAGCAGAGTATGTCTTTAAAGAGCTATCTTTCTTTGAGTATATTACAGAAGTGGTTATATCACTCCCGTCAATGTAACGTTCTATCATCGGTTCTATGCCTTGTTTGTGAAGAAATAGACATTTATTTATGACCTGCGACTTAGTAAAGCATATACTGTTTGAATCTATTCCGACGCTATTCTCGCCAAACTTTGGTTTAACGAAATATGCGAAACCTCTTTCCACATCATTGGGACCAACTGTCAGAGGAAACGGAATGCCACATTTGTACAATTCGGATTTAACAGCTTCCTTATCATGAGTAAGATAGTTAGTCTGCGAAGATTCAAGCGTGGACGCAAATCCGATTCTTTCCTGAGCTTTTCTAACATGTTGATTGATGTTCTCGTCTCTTGCCCGAATAAAAGCAATATCCTCTTTCGTGAGAAAAGAGAAATCATCATCCTTATCCGCACAAAATATGTCTATTTTACCATCGGCAAAGGCTTTCTTATAATACTTATACGTGGGAAAGCTGCCGTCTTCCTCTTTACGATTCGCTATTACCCAAATCATTGTCTTTCTGTATTTCGGTTAAACGTTCCTTTGCTAGATCAAGCAGCTTAGAAAAGCATATTGCAGGAGACTTGATGTTGAATTGGTCTCCTATTTCTTTCTGCAACTTAAGCAGCATCTCCTCATTAGGTTCATGGTCTGCAATCAATACGATGTCGCTTTTCTTCGCCTGCTCCCTTATGTCCCCAAACAGACTGTCTAGTGCATCAAACGAGTTTGGGTAAAGGATAATGGAGAAAGTGAAAGTCTCCTTCATCACGGATATATCTATACCGTTCGTATCAACCGGTGTAATTTCGTCAATGTTGATGTGGGCGAACTTCTTGAACTCGATGGTCTGAATTTGTTCAAATAATTTCTTCAAGATATTCCTGTTATCTTCTCCATGTAAGGAGTTATGGGAAAGCTGGATTGCTATAATCTCATCTTTCGTAAGCTCATCTTCATCGCAATAAAGAATGCCTATCTTGGAGTAACGCAGTTTCTTACAAGCCCTCAATCTGTGATGCCCGCTTATCATCACAAATCTTCCGTCTTGTTTTTTGTAACAACATGGGGCGCTACTCAATCCAGATTTGCCAATATTATCGCATAGGGCGGCAAAATCCTCTCCAGTCATTTCGTTGGCGTTCATTTCCGCCTCATCTATAAGGCTGATGTCCACCTGATCGTATTTCCATCTATTTTCGTTGCCCATTTTCTAATAGCTTATGGTATTTTTCTATTACTTCCTTATAGCTTGAATACACACCAAGTTGCCCGCTATATGCCAGATATGATGATGTACAATGCTCTTTCACTTTTGTATAAACACCCCGATATTTCATACTTACCGGTTTGTGGGTATAAGCACAGCTGATAACCTTCTCCACTAACTTGTGCATAGAGCGGCTCAATATTCTTTGTACTTCTTTTGTTTGTATGCAGTACAAAATAAACTTACTAAGTTTAGGGATTGCATTATTCGTGCAAAAATCAGTAAGTTGAAACAGGTCATACCCTTTGTGTTGCGGTAACGTGAATCCAAAACCACCCAACGTGTACTTGCCGTACATGACTATAAAAGGATATGTGGAAGAACTTACGGAATCCACTTTCTTGACATACTTCTTCTGCAATCCTTTCAAGTAACCCGGCTTTACCTTCAATATCCTTAGAGCATCCGGGTTATCTATACCCAAATCATTAGGCGGAACTATCTCGTCAACGGTCTCAATATTTGATGAGTATGAAGTGTTGGACTGACTGTTTACGCAAGGTTTGTTGCAATAAAGATAACGACCAGCCGACCACCTTTCGCCTCCTGAAGAATTGAAGATAGCAACTTTGTGCATATTACTAAGGTATGGACTATTGCTGATGAAGTAAAACCAAGTGTCTTTTGGCAACCTTTCCACCAATTCGTAATAGTCATTCCTTATAACGGGAATGTCCGATTCCATATCACTGTTTTCCCGTATCAGCTTGAACGCCCTCTTTAAGAACTTATCCTTACCATAGTTAAAATAGATGACTTTCTTTCCATCAATTGCTTCTTGAAGAGAGCCTCGATGGTATTCACAGGTAGTAAGCAGCGACATAAGCCTCTCACTTGACTTCTCCGTGTATTCAATGGACTCTTTTGCCTTATACTTTATCGCATCGAGAATAGCATCGTTCCTTGCAGACTGGCTCATACAGAACTTCTGCAAGCCCTTTGCATACAGAGCCAACGCAAGCTGCCTTGATGGTGTCTTGTTGTTGAACTGCTCCAGCCATTCCAGACTGTTGTTATACGTCAGCGACATTTTTCCATTGGATAGCAAATACAGCAAATGGCAATATGGGTCTTGACTAAAAATAGACACATCCATTTTATCCATGAAAAACAACTCATAGTTATATAAAAAGCTGTTTACTATGCATACCTCTTTGTGCCCATGTTCTTTCATTGCCTCATATAGAGCCGAAGCCTGTTTGGAATTGAATGCTATCGGTCTTGTTTGAAACGTTTCTATAGCATTGTATGGGTTGCCTTGATAGAGTAGCGGAATAAGCTCCTTAGGTGTTTCGTATTTCAGTCCGGTAACTTTTTTGAACTCCTCATAGGTATGTAGTAATTGAAAGTCATTCAACGTATGATTTATGGCATAATAAAACATTCTATACGTAGAGTAAACGCAATTCATCGCCATATAAAAATCTGTTGTAGCATGATAGGTGCGAAACTCTATAGTCTTAGTCTTAAAATATGATGATATGTTAATTGCGTGACGGATAAAACCTTTCTTTGAATTGTTAGTAAATAATTCTCTTATGTCGTCAAATGTTTTGGATTGCAAAACACCATTATAATATTTTTCAGTAGGAATCGGCATGAGATTGAAAACCATTTCGTCCCATTCTGAGATATTCGCATACTTTTTGATGAACGGATAGCATACATAAAAGAAAAGAAAGATATTTTTCAATTGCTCCACCGATAAATCCCCGGCATAGATATGGACGTGTGTATAGACGCTCCATTTGATTACACCTCCTGCATTTACCATAGATTCATATACACTTTTCAATTCGTGCAAATCTTTCAAGCAAAGTCTTAGCGGTGGAGTATTAATTTCGCCACCAAATCTCTTATTACACGTCCCGTCTGTGTTAACAATATCCTCATCCTTACTCCATGAATATCCTGTTGGCAATGACACTTTACTACGGTCAAGATTACACATCTCAATCTCGACACCAAATGTACGTGTTTTTATGTCTGTGCTAATATCCATATCTTGTTTCGCAAAGTTCTTCTATATACTTTTCGCAACCTAATCTCTGGATAGTTCTTCCGTTTTCTCTAAAATCTTCTCCTAAAGCTACACTTGAAATATTGATGAGAGATGTTGTAATGGGAACGTCTACGCCTATTCTTTTGGCAATGCTTTCCAAAAGAACAAGACCTTGTGAAACATCTTCCGTGATGTATCTTGAACGCACAGAAGTAGGACTTATAGCCCTATCTTTGGATTCAGAGTATTCGTAAAAACTCTTTATAGGGTCACCGAGAAAACCTCCTGCGACAAAAATATCGATAGGATTACAACCTAATCGTTCTAAAACCTTGCGTTTCTCTTTATCCAAATTCAGCATAACCTTAAAGGTCGCATAATTACCACGGGCGTATGCTTCCCTATACATACAGAAGTTTCCCTTGCTGTATTCTATTCTTGGAATGCTCATTATGGATCCAACGGTATGCAAAACCATATTAGGGTTGAGTAATGCGGATTCCAATACTGAGTATTCGTTGCTGAAACCTTTATATAGTTGACGGATTCTATCCATACACTCCCCTGCTATTTCTTTTTGGAAGATAGACAATGGGCTTCTTGTAAGCCTGCACCCAACCCGGAATACGACTTCTCCGGGGACATCATCTTCTTCTATTCGTCCTTCAAGATATGGGCCAGCAGTTTCCACTATGACTGGCATTGAAGAACAGTGCTTTTTGAAGTAGAAAGATGACATATAACTGCAAATGCAAATTACAATCTGGCTCCCGTTGAGAAACTTGCTTATTCTCTCGATAAGATTTTCGTGATAGGTACTTTGAATTGTCACAATGACGACATCAGCTTTTGTTACTTTGCTAATGTCATGAGATACTTCATTGATTACAGCAGTTCTATAACTACAGTTCTCTTTCAGCAATACACGGTTATTGTTCTGACGGATTTTGTAAAAAACTGATTCTTTCGAGTGGGAGGTTTTAATCAAAGAAACGTCGTGTCCGCCAATAGATAAATCTGCTGCTATGGCTACACCTACATTACCACACCCTAACACTGTAATTTTGATAGGATCATTAGAGTTCTCTTGTCCTTGATTTAAAGGATTTGTTATCGTTTTTTCGTCCATATATTTAAGTTGTATATAACTTCATATACATTTTGTGCTAAGTCTGCCAAGCGTATTCCCGACAGGACTAAACACAAATCCATCATTTTTCAAGCTACTTGCAAGAACACTTATGCAATTCTTCGGCTTCTTTCAGTCGTGTCAGATAGCAATTACTATCACCCCGTAAACTGCACAAGCTTTAATGTTCTTGCTTTTGCTTATCGCTACTATAAGGGTTGAGCGGAAACAGGGAATCGAACCCCACTCTTTGGCTGGAATGCCAACGCTCTGCCGATGAGCTATTTCCGCAATATGGGCAGCCTGCAAACCGTTTATCAGAATTTTCACTGCCCTTCCTTGTACTTTGGTCGTTATTTCTTATCTCTGAGGTTGAAGTGGGATTCAAACCCACGAATAACGGTTTTGCAGACCGTTGCGTTAATCACTTCGCCATTCAACCAAACCAATGCTGTCAAACCACCGCTTGCTTGGCAAATCTGACAGCATCCCATCAAACGCTATTGATGGTTGGCATTATTTTCAAAACAAACTCGCTTGTTCATAATTGGGCTCTTTCTTCTCAACAACTCCAAATTCTGTGATTTCAATACCAGTATTTTCTGTGATCCATTTTGCCAAAATATGGCGATGGCAGAAATCACCCGGTTTTTCGTAGCAACAAAGAGCAACGTCTTTTCCTCCGCTTAACATTTCAATTTGTTTCACGACTTGGTTCGCATCTTGGCTTGCCAATATTCTGTCGTAAAGTTTTAGGTATTCATCGTGGGAACAAGGTCCACTTACCATATAACGAGTCGGGCAAACATTCAGCATTTGTGGAATACCAGCTATAAATCTGGGTTTTCCGATTGCTACGCAAATCATATTAACTCCCGCCTCTTTCAGTTTTCGGCTATTACCGAAATACGATGTAAAAATCTTCATTTTTTGTTCTTTTTACGGTGTAAATATATAAAAAGTATATGAAATTCATGCACTTTTAGTGCTAAAATTGTCTAAACTACCACGTTTTTATTATTTCTATGACTTTTTCATATTCTCCAGCGTGTAACAATGACGCTTCGGTGTGGAAATTTATATCAGTTAATCGATATTCTATAAGTAAACAGGTATATTCATCACCAATTTTGCGATGGTTTTGATGTTTCTTGGCAAGTGATTCCAATTCTGTACAAGATAGACAGTAGTGATTCTTGCGATTAAGATTCCGCATCTTATTAACATCTTCTTCTTTCAAATCTTCGTATGTCATGGCTTAATCCTCCTCAAATTCGTCTTCATATACAAAAACATGTTTACCACTTCCACAAATCTCGACTTCCCATTTATGCATGTTCGGCCAATATTCGATTAGAATTATGTTTCTATAGCCTTTATATGGCTCTTTCAATGTTGCTGTTCTCATTGCTCTTAATTTTAAAATGTCGGATCTATATAGTGATTTTGATAATGCAACATAAGCAGAACTCCATCTTTGTAATGATGCCCTTCTGCTACCCAATATCCATTCCTTCTTTTGGTGAACACTTTGGGTGCTCCTTCCAATTCTGGTAGGACTTCATATTCGCTGGCATAATAGTCTATACATTTGGTTTGATTGAAAGTAACCTCAATCTTGCATGGAGAAATAATTTTAGTAACTGTTGCCGCTCGTTTATCCGAGTAATAGCAGACCGTACAGCCAAGTCCAACTTCGGGTACGAGATTTTTGATTGCGTCCAACTTCGCTTTTTCCTTTTGCTCTTGCCAATCTGAGAATTTTATACCGCCGGGATATTTGCGACTTTCTATTTCGTGTAGAATAGCAAAACTCTCCTTGCTTGTTAATTTCTTTGATATTTCCATTGCTATGTATTTTATCCGTTATACGTTGATGTTATTTCTTCTGCACGGAGTTCTTTTCTTAACTCACCGTTCCTATATATTCTCACGGCTACTATTCTAACTGTATCGGATAGGAAACGCCCGCAGTCATTAGCTAGCTTAACTTGTAATTGAATAGCTTTTGCTAAATTTTTAGTACGCTTTCTTATGGTTTTCTTGAATCCGAAAACATAATCTTTGGTATCGATTTCGAACTGGTAGGTGTCAGAGTGTAGTATCTGATTCAATTCTGCTGTCATTTGTTGTACTCTATTCATTGCTCTTATTGATTAATTTGTTATTTTTGATATGTAAAGATACAAATAATATATTGAATACCAATGAGTTATGTCTTTTATTTCATGCGCTTAAACTTTGTTTAACTTTTTTGATTTACAGGTATTTAGCAATCAAAATTGACTTGCTTTTCTCCACCTCTTCGCTGGTATCAATTCCGAGTTGTCGATAGAAAACAGAATTACCGGATAGGCATTCATGTGCTATCTTCAATGTTCTACGTTCTTCTTTGGAGAAACCAACTCGAAAAGTAGAGAATATAGCTAATGCTTCTTTCAAATAGCCGGAGTGGAGTAGGGATATAGCTTTACTTGTTTTGGTTTCCATAAGGGTAAATTTCGATGTCTTCAAAATCATCGTTAGTAAGGGCGATTTCTTCTGTGTTTATCATTTCTTCTACTTTCTCATGAGCGGAATCCATGTTTTCTGCTTCTACCTCCACTACCTTCGAGTAGGTTTCGATTATTCTGAATTTGTATTTCATTCTATATTCCCTTTATTTAGTTTTGAATTTTGCAATCCTGCATGATACCCATCAATCCATATCAACAATTCTGTGGGTTTCAGATACCCGCTTATCCTGTGACATGGAATGCCCCCTTCTATTACTCTATCCCCGGTAAATGATTCGTCGTGTATTACGAACGCATAATACCCATAAGAGAATGACGAAGCGGTTAGATGCATTTGATTAGCATGACAGTACTTTTCTAATTGTTTTAATGCTTCTTTTTGTGTCATAACTGATGATTTATAGATTTTCGTTGATTTTCTTTTCTGTCCGTTTAATGAATCGTTTAATCATATCTTCTAACTCATTCCTTAAATCGTCCTTGTCAAGATATGAGCGGAAAGTTTTCGATTGTAAAATATCAATGATAGCATACGATTTTTATCCGTTAGATTTAACAATGATTATTCGTCACTTATTACCCCCATAATTTTACTGCAAGATCATAATTCTTTTGAGCTTCATTTACTGCTTTTTTGGCATAAGTAAGAGTGTAGGAGTGTTCACGTGGATATTTGCCTGACTTTACACCTTCATGATATTCTTTGGCTTCTTCCAGCTTGTGCGCATAAAAGTCAATACTTTCCGGCATAGATAGGTTGATGGTTGTAGCACGCTTGTCCCAGTATTCGGCTTCTCTTTCATGTTCTGTTGCTTTGTCGCTAAATTCAACGCTTTTACCCATGTTTCTCCAAGCATCCGCTATTGCTTTTCTGTGTCGTCTTTCGCTATGATGTCCTATTTTAATAGGTTCTCCAAGTGAAAGAAAATCTCTGTCCTTATTTGACTTTTCGAAATATTCATGACTTTTTTTATTTGCTGATACAGACCATTCACGTCTACGTTCGGCTCTACGTTTTGCCCATTCTTGTACGTTGAATCCGTCAGCTCTTACGATGGAGTAATAATAGAATCCGTCACGCTCAAATATCAGATTAAAAACGATACTTTCATTCTCTTTTCCATACTTGGTTGTAACTAGAATTTCCTCACCTCTTTCATGCTTTTCTTCGCACTTTGCCAAAAATACGTTTGGCGCAAACTTGTAATATGTGTTCATTGCTCTTATATATTGTGCAAGGCTTTCGCTCTGCTAGTTAAAATTATACTAATGCTTCAATCTCTTCAAATTCGCTGATTTCGTCAATATACTCATACTTCTCAATCCCCATTTCTTTAGTAGCAATACCTGTTAAGTCAACATACATACAATATTCGTCAACTTCTACGATATACCACCCATCATTGTATTGTACCTCGCCATCTTCATAGATAGTTTGGATAAGTGTTCTACCGTCTTTCATTACAGAACTTGCAAGCTCATAAGGGTTGCGAATTGTACCATTATCGTAGTCACAGATGTCATTCATTGCTTTCAGTGCTCTGTTGGCAAGTTTTCTTCTTGTATCAAATTTCTCTGTAAAAATATGAGTTGCTTTCATTGCTATTATGTTTTAATTGGGTTGTTTTTTAGTATTGTAAAGATACTCATTATCAGTGAGTTAACCAAATATTTACAGCCTTATTTTACTCATAGTCAAGAGTTTAACTTTTTGGAACTTGAAATGAAATATGAATGAAATGGAGTATCACGGACTATAGGTTTAATCTATTGGTTTTTATTAAAGTGACCCGGCTTTTGTTTCCACAGTGATATAGCCGGGCCACCGCTCTTGTTGTTTTGGAAGAGCACGTGTATTTGGTGTATTAATCTCCACAATAACGCCCGCTTTGGGTTCTGTAATACTCTATTATACCTCTTTCCATTGCTGAGTCGAATACAACCGATTCGGGCTTTTGTGCGGGGTCCGACTTTTTCATTAACCGGCGAGCTTCTTTTTCTGCCTTGCGGGCTTCCGCTTTCATCTTAAACCATGCGTTCCTCAAACAAGCACTGAACGATTGGCAGAACTCACGGCCGAGAACCGAGATAGAGAGTTTATACATTGACCATGCCATTTTGAAAAGTTGCGATTTGTCGATTTTCGTTTTCATATCTTTGTTTTAGTTTTATGATATAAAGATACAAGTTATATCTTGTTTATACAATAGTTTGAACAAGGTTTATCTTGTATTTAACTTTATTTATACAAGATATAGCTTGCATATACTAATAAAAAAACGACTTTTGTAACAGAAATAACTTTTAGGGTATGAGAATAAGAGATATTATTGAGCAAAAAGGTATAACTACAAAAGAGTTAGCCGAAAGAATGGGAATTAGCCAAAGTGCATTGAACCAACATATATCAGGGAATCCTTCGATTAAAGTTCTTACTTCAATTGCTTCTAATTTAGGAGTTGATATATGGGAATTGTTTGTATCACCAGAAGAAGTACGCCCCAATAGCGATACTACTGTATTGACGTGTCCTAAATGTGGAGCGAAGTTAAAGGTAATTGAGTCAAAAGATTAAGCCATGAACGAGGAAATAACAAAGCTATTACTTCAATGCGACACGTTGAAAGCCCGTTTGTTGGGGCTTCGCCCATTACCACCAGAAGCCCTACAAAAGATAGAGAATGCGTTTGCCATTGAATACACCTATGAAAGCAACCGGATCGAGGGAAATACGCTCACACTGCAAGAAACGGAGTTAGTAGTGAACGAGGGAGTTACTATCGCCGGAAAGTCAATGCGGGAACACCTTGAAGCGATTAACCACGTTGAAGCGATATACTACATAAAGGACTTTGCAAAGGGAGGTATGGAAATATCGGAGCGCACAATCAAGGAAATACACGCTATTGTGCTACATGGCATAGATAGAGAGAATGCCGGACGTTATCGGTGCGTGCCTGTTATGATTTCGGGAAGTACACATGTCCCTCCACAGCCGTATTTGATACAACCACAAATGGAGGCTTTTATGACAAGGTTTTCCGGAATGGAGGAGCAGGGCATTCACCCGGTGCTCATTGCGGCTTATCTTCATGATGAGTTGGTACGAATACACCCGTTTATAGACGGGAACGGGCGCACATCTCGGCTTCTGATGAATCTATACTTACTCCGCAACGGTTATACGCTGGTAAATCTCAAAGGCAGCAACGAGGACAAAATAAGCTATTACAAGGCACTGGAAGCCTCTCATACGGAGAACAATACGGCAGATTTCCAAAAGGTTGTTATACGGGCTGAAATAGAATCTTTAAGCCGGTATCTCTCGATTGTAGGATAGTATTGTCTGGATTTGAATTAAAGATTATGAATGAAGCAATGATTTCATTTGTAACTCGTTTAAGTTTATTTATTACCTAATCACGACCTAAATTTGAAGTATAAGGAGACAAAAAAGGAGGGCGTTTTGCGTCCTCCTCGTTATGGATCCTGCTTTATATTCTTACCACAAAGCAACCTTTCCGCCTATTCCCAAATCAAGGGTGGCCGTTGTAATTCCCAAAGCCTTAAAAACTTTGCTCATCGTGGAAAGGGTTATAGAACTTTTACCGCTCTCCAACTTACAAATTTGAGAGCGTTTCACGCCTACCTTTTCGCCTAATTCCTCCTGTGTGAGGTTCTGTTTGAGCCTTTCTGCCTTGATAGCCTCTCCAATGTAATAAGCCTGCAAATCATCTTTGAGTTGAGCTTCCATAGCGTCCCTTTCGGGAGTGCCCACCTTTCCCCATACATCATCTATCAATTTGTCTGCTGGAGTTAAATTCATCTTTGCCATATCTGTTACTTTTTATCATTAAAATATTCTTTCCTTATTCTCTCTGCCTTTTCTATCTCCTTTTTAGGGGTTTTCTGCGTCTTTTTCACTATCCCGTGAGTAACTACTACCAAAGCCCCTTTCTCGGTGTCCCAGAAAGCAAACAGACGGTAACAAATTCCGTTGAAAAGCGTCCGTAACTCCCATATATCAGAGTTTTCCAATTTCTTGAAAACGTCCTTTTCTATTAGACCACTCTGCACTCTACGAATATTATACGCTATCTTCTGCTGTGCCTTGAATGGCTGCTGCCTTACAAAACTGTTCGCCTCATCGCTTAGTATTATGGTTATCGTATGCCCGTCCATATCGTTTCTTGTTATATTTACAAAGATAATAATTTGTTTCCAAATTAGCAAACAATCGTATCTATTTTTATTCTATTTTAGAAAAATTTCTCTCTCGGCTTGCCGTTCGTCTGGATACTCCACCCGGCATGTAAGCTCGGAGGGGAGATGTTCAGGAAATTGGGATCCGATATATTATAAACATCGGTATCTCTTATGTTAATGCTTAAAATATTACGTTTCATATCGCCTTAAAATCCAATCGGCCTAAATTGTCATTTATAGACTTAATGATACTTTCCTGTATCAAGGTTCCGCATTGGGTTGTTAGTTGTATAAAGTGGTCTATATCATTATCTGATACAATTCCATACTTGTTCTTCCAGTTGCAAAAAGAGTTCTCTATATCCTGCAATCCTGCCAACATGATTAATAACTCCCTTGTCTGTCCACTGATGACTGCGTTACGCATGGTATCGACGCTACGATGTTCGATTACTTCTACTA